CGAAGGATCACCAGTACCACCTACAGCTAACATTTATACCAACTCTGATAGTACACTAAATGTTGAAATAACAGGTAGCATTGCAGTGTTTACTTATGATGCAGTACCTAATGCGGATCGGTATGAGTTGTTCTTAATTAGATTATCGCCTGTTCTTAAAAGATTGATATTTCTAACTCCAACACCTACTAGAACTTTTGATTTGTCTTCTCAGTTTTCTTCTGGAGATATTTTACGAGCTTCGTACAGGGCTAGAGATACAACAACACAATTATATGGTCCATTCAGTCCACCTGTCTTAAACTTTACATTCTAACCTTTGTTCTTAAATGGCTAATAAAAAAATATCCGAACTTGTACCGTTAAATGCGACACCTGACGCTAACGATATCTTACCTCTCAACGATACTTCAGCAGGTACAACTTTCAGTGTAAAGGTATCAGAGCTTCAAGCAGCTACTCAATCATTAGCTTCTAACTTGACTGACATCTCTACCATTGCACAAGCAAACGGTACGATGATTGCATCTGATGGTACTAACTTTGTAAGTTTAGGGGCAATAGATTCTACAGGGTTATCAGCAATACGAGGAGATTTAGGACTGGGTACAGCAGCTACAACAGCAAGCACAGCCTACGCTACATCAGCTCAAGGAGCGAAAGCGGATACTGCTTTGCAAACTGGGGATGAAGTAGTACAAAGTGTTGCTGGTAAGACAGGTGTAGTTTCTCTTTTCAAAGCTGACATCAGTGACTTAGTACTAGGGACAGCAGCACCGTTAGACGTAGGAGTATCTATAGGTAATGTTGTTCAGTTGTCGGCTAATAATACATTACCTGTTTTAGATGGAAGTAATCTAACAGGAATATCCAGTGCAGTCGAAGGTACAGCAGTATTATCAACAGGCGAGGGAGGTGGTACTAAATTCTTACGAGAAGATGGTGATGATAGTTGTTCTTGGCAACCTATTGTAGTTGGAGACGCAGAGTTAAGAGGCACGGACAATCCGCACATCGGAGCGTATCCAAATCAATCTCTTAAAGTTATAGATAATCCTAGTAAATCTGTCGTTGTTGTTACTGACTCCGATGGCAACTTAGACTTTGTAGTTAAGACAGACGCATCCAGGGCATACCTAAATACTCCATCAGCAAGACTAGAATTAACCACAGGTGTGTCAGTAGTAGAAGATGCCACAGAACCTGATATTGAAATTACAACTACATCGGGAACTTACTCTTTAATCACAGGTGATTCAGACACTTTAGGTGCAAATGGATTACCAGCAAGGCAAGGCTTTAATGTTCCCGATATAGGAGTAAACCAAGCACCACTCTTAATATCAGGTGGAACAATTTCTTAAAACTTAACAAACAAAAATTATGGCAACAGTATACATTCAAGAAGGAACAGGGACAGGGTCAGGCACATTAGCCTCTCCTTATTTTTATGATCAATTAGGTACAGCAGAAGCAGCAGCTGGAAGTGGGGGAACTATTCTTTTTACTGATGGCAGTTATGCTAATGCAACGCTCGATGCGTCAGGTGTGACATATGAGGCTGTAAATATTCACGGAGCAGTTTTCTCAGGGGCTGGTGATTTGACTCTTGGGTCATCAAGTAATTCTGTCATAGCTAAAAAGCTTAAAATTGAACTTGGAAGTGGAAGTAGAGTCGCTTTTTACGGAGCAACAACTTTAATGGATCAATGTCATTTAACTACAAGTAATTCTTTTGTAATTAATGTACAGACAGTAGGAGGAAAGATTACAAACACCTTAATTGAGAACAATGTAACCGATACAAGTTATGCCTTTAGACTAGGACGAGCTTGGAATAGTTTATCTGAATTTACAGGGAATACTTACTATGTCACAGGTCTCAACGGATCAGGGGTTACTAATATTGATTTTTTCACTTCAGGTCCAACTGTTGCAAAGAACTGTATATTCATGTCAGATGACACGGCTAACACAGTAATTACATCAGCAGAAAATACGGCTGCATCTTCAACTAACTGTTGTTTTTTCCAATTCGGTTCAGGCAACACGAGTGGTGGAACAAACAATAAATTTGAAGACCCACTATTCATAGACTCTGCAAACGCTGACCTTCGCCTTCGCCCATCCTCACCTTGCATCAACGCTGGAACTACTTCCTAAGTCATGGCACAGCAAAAACTAGGACGCAAGGATTACTCCATCGCTGTTAAGACAGGGACGGATGCTAATAAGACGAAGTTTAAGAAGGAAGCTACGCAAGGGGAATACTACTTTGCTACTGACACTAAGAAACTTTACCTAGCTGAAACTACTGCTGGTGCTTCCGATTCTACTTTAGCTGAGTTTACACCATCTGCAACTGGTCAATGAAGTTAGGTCGTAAAGATTACACCATCGCTGTTAAAACAGGGACTGATGCGAACAAAGCAAAGTTCAAGAAGGAATGTGTACAAGGTGAAATATATCATGCCACAGACACAGGATTCTTTTACATTGCTGAAGTAACTGCTGGTGCGAGTGATGCTACTTTGAGTAAGTTTGGAGCACCTCCATTAACAAACCAATACAGCGTAAGCTTTGATGGCACGGATGACTATGCTACCGCTACCCTTGGATCGCAAGTTTTTGATGGTGACTTTGCAGTGTCATTTTGGTTTAACGCAGACACAGCACCCACATACACATCCTTGATTCAGTCTGGTAGTAATAGCGGTTATAATGATGGGTTTCGAATTTACAGATATAGTGACACAGCGTTAGCTTTTTGGAGAGGACAAGGTGGATACTCAAATATTTTTGGGAACATAGGGACAACATCGACAGGGTCTTGGCATCATATAGTAGTAACTAGAAGTGGCACAACATCCACATTTTATCTAAACGGAAGTTCAATCGCTACAGGCACAGACTCACAAGCCTACACATCAACTGCGTTCCAAATGAGTTTTACCACATACCCTTTTGATGGGCTGATGGACGAAGTAGCTCTATGGGATTCTGCGTTATCCGCTACAAATGTAACAGCCATCTACAACAGCGGAGTACCTGGTGACCTTTCATCGCTTAATCCTGTAAATTGGTGGAGAATGGGGGATAACGATGGTGGCACAGGTACAACAATCACGGATCAAGGTAGCGGAAGTAACAATGCTACTCTTACAAACGGACCAACCTTTTCAACAACAGTACCCTCTTAAACTATGAGCAGAAAATATGTAATAATAAATGCGGACGAAGTAGACTCCGTTGATTTCAGTCAAGTAGATGAGACAAGTGCAGATACAATTAGATACTCACTCGATGATAGTAAGACTTTTGTTAAGTTTGATTCGGACACAACGCCCTCGTTCTTAGAAGGCAAGACCGAATACACCCACTCAGAAATTATATCTGTATTAGCCATGGATGAGTGGTCATCTGACGAACCTATCTAACCTATGCAAGAAACAGCACAAGGCTTATACAACTCCTTAGAGAACCAAAGGTGGTCTTTCTTGGATAGAGGTCGTACCTCATCTGAGTTAACTATACCTTACATAATGCCTCCCGATGGGCATAGTCACTCTACTAAGTACTACACACCATATCAAGGAGTAGGAGCTAGAGGAGTAAACAACCTAGCTTCTAAGTTATTGTTAGCCTTGTTACCACCTAACGCTCCGTTCTTCCGTCTTGTTATAGACAGGTATGAATTAGATAAAGCAAAACAGGAGTTAGGACCAGAGGGAGGAGAGCAATTACGATCTGACTTAGAGAAAGCATTAGCAGATGTAGAACGAAGTGTATCTCAAGAAGTAGAAGTCGAAGCATTTAGAGTAGGAGTATTTGAAGCGTTAAAGAATTTATTAGTCACAGGGAATACTTTGTTATACTTACCTGACGAAGGTGGTATGAGGGTATTTCGATTAGATCGTTATGTAGTGAAGAGAGACCCAATGGGTAACGTAACACACATAGCTATCAAAGAGACTGTTGCTCCGATGATGCTTCCTGAGTCTGTAAGAGAAGAGGTTTATCGTCAAGAGAAAGAGAATAGCTGTGACCTATATACCTCTGTTGTTAGAGAAGGAAATGAATTTGTAGTACAACAAGATGTAAAGGGTATAGTAATTGAAGAGTCAAAGGGTAGGTATCCTATTGAAAAGTCTCCGTTTCTCCCTCTTCGTTATACAAGAATAGATGGTGAAGACTACGGACGAGGATTTGTAGAGGAGTACATTGGTGATCTTAAATCTTTAGAGTCGTTAACAAAAGCGATAGTCGAAGGTAGTGCAGCAGCAGCTAAGGTATTGTTCATGGTTAATCCGAACGGTACAACCAGGGCTAAGACTTTATCTGAATCTCCTAACGGTGCAATTGTACAAGGTAGTGATGGAGATGTATCTGTCTTACAACTTAACAAGTTCAATGACTTCCGTACTGCACAAGGAGTAATGAATGGAATCAGTGACAGATTGTCTCAAGCTTTCCTTCTTAACGGTAGTGTAGTCAGAGATGCAGAACGAGTAACAGCAGAGGAGATACGTATGTTATCTCAGGAGTTGGAAGCTGCACTTGGTGGTCTTTATTCTTTACTGTCACAAGAGTTTCAAATGCCTGTCGTTACTAGGTTAATGGCAAGGATGAGTAAAGAAGGAAGACTTCCTAAGTTACCTAAAGACATTGTTAAACCTACTATTGTTACTGGTGTTGAAGCACTAGGACGAGGTAATGATTTACAAAAGCTTGATCTATTCCTTGCAGGGGCTAATCAAATCGTTGGTCCTCAAGCAGTTGCACAATATGTTAATGTATCTGATTACTTCAAGAGAAGAGCTACAGCGTTAGGTATTGAGACTGAAGGACTAATTAAATCAGACGAAGAAATTCAACAAGCTATGCAGCAAGCCCAACAACAAGAGATGATGATGAAGTTGGGTAGTCCTGCTGTAGCACCTGCTATCAATGCTGCACAAGAGCAGTACATGGCATCACAACAACCACAAGAAGAATAGAGAGATATGGCAGAATTACACCGAGTAGAGATAAATGAGAAAGCACCACAGGAGATTGACCCAGAGTCAGAAGAAGCTATTGAATCAGTACCTGAAGAACAGACGGAAGGTAATAGACCTGAGTGGTTACCTGAAAAGTTTAAGAGTGCTGAAGATATGGCAAACGCTTACAGTGAACTTGAGAAGAAGATGGGAGCAGGGGCTAATGAAGAACAACAGGAAGAAGAAGAATCTGAAGTACAAGAAGAAACCAATGACACTCAGGAGGAAGACCTGGATAGCAACGATATTGTTGTGGAAGCTTCTAAAGAGTTTTTTCAGAATGATGGTAAGCTATCTGAGGAGACCTATGAGAATCTTGCTAAAGCTGGGATATCGAAGGAGATAGTAGATAGCTATGCAGCTGGTCAACAAGCACTTATGCAAAGTGAAGAAGGTAGTATTAAGTCTGCTGCTGACGGTAACTGGGATCAAATGGCAGAGTGGGCTTCTAATAACTTATCTCCTGAAGAGGTAAATACTTTTGATGAGATTGTACAGAATGGTACAGTTGAACAAGCTAAGTTAGCCACTAAAGGATTGTACGCTCAATACAAAGCAGAGAATGGTGTTAGTCCTCGATTAGTACAAGGATCAGTTAACAAGTCCTCTACTATGCCTTTTCGTTCCATGCAGGAATTAGCTCGTGCTCAATCTGATCCTAGATATAGGAGTGGAGATAAAGCATATCACGAAGAGATTGACAGACGTATATCTGTCAGTAGTATATAGACTTTTATTGTAGGTTTGAAGCCTTGGACTCCATCTTTTTTCTTGCCAGTGTTGGTTCTGGTTCTTTTTGGTGGATGTTCCAAGGCTTCTTTTTATCCGTTAATAGGCAGTGTAGGTGGAGCAACTGTTGGTAGCCTTGGTGGTCCTGGTCCTGCTGCTGGTGGTGCTGCCCTTGGATGGGGAATAGGAGAGGGAGCTAAGTTAATGGAGGAGAACAAGGGATTAGCTAACAAAGTCAAAGCTATATCCGAAGGAGATGTACAGAAACTTGTACAACAACAATTAGACGAGAAGATGGATGATGGATTCTTTGATTCAATGTTAGATGAAGTCTATGGATTCTTGAAACTATGTCTTGTTGGTGTTATCCTTTGGAACATAGTACCTATCTTTTATACCCGATATGTACAGAAGAAATCTAACAATAATGATAAATCAATTAAAAAGACTAAGAAGAATTTATAATAACTTGAACAAGAAGGAGAAGGCTATTGTCTTGACTGTTCTATGTTTAAGTGGAATTATAATACTTAATTTACTTTAACAGACAATTAGTAGTACTAATGTTAAGACCCACTGCGGTGGACAATCTCGATCAAAGGTTCAAACGAAAGTCGAAAAACAAATACTAATAATAACAATTACAACACACATATATTATGGCTAATGGAGATACATCCCCCTCACGTGTAGGACAGGTTAATAGTGCTAATGATGTAGATGCTTTGTTTCTTAAAAAGTTTAGCGGAGAAATCTTGCAAACCTTTGAGGAGTCTAACGTCTTCAAACCACTACATACTGTTCGCACAATCGAAAACGGTAAATCAGCTCAGTTCCCAGTTACTGGAATTGCATCTGCTTCTTACCACACACCTGGCGAAAACATTGCTGATGGTGGAAACTCATACTTGAGCGACATCAAGAAAGCTGAACAAACCATCACTATCGATAAGGTACTGCTGGCTTCTACTTTCTTGGCTAACATTGACGATGTAAAGAATCACTACGATATTCGTTCCGTTTACGCGAACGAGATTGGTAAGGCTCTTGCTCTTCGTTTTGATAAAGCAGTAGCTAAGTCATTCATCGGTGCAGCTCGTTCAGCTTCTGTTATCACAGGTGGTAAAGTTGGAGGAAGATTAGATGTTCCTAACAACGACTTCTCTGCTCCAGGTAGTGTAGGTACTCCAGCTACTGTTACAGGTGCTGAGTTAACTGCTGCCTTTTTCACTGCTGCTCAGAAGCTCGATGAAAATGACGTTCCAAGTGAAGGTCGTTTCGCAGTGCTTCGTCCACAAGAGTATTACAGGCTCATTACTGGTGGTGCAGGTGCTCTTGCCATCTCTACTTCTGCCGTCAATAAAGACGTAGGAGGTTTAGGTAGCGTTGCTTCTGGATCAATTCCTCAGATTGCAGGTATCACTATCTACAAATCTAACAACATCCCTTCAAGTGATTTGACTTCCGCTACTGGAACAAACTCAGGAGATGCAGGTAGTAGTAATGATTTGTTTGCAGCTACTGACGGATATGATGGTGACTTCAGCAATAGTTTGGGTATCGTAGGACACTCTGCTGCTGTAGGAACTGTAAAGCTTCTTGATCTTGCTACTGAGTCTGAATATCAGATTGAGCGTCAAGGTACATTGTTCGTTGCTAAGTATGCTATGGGACACGGAATCCTCCGTCCTGAGTGTGCTATCGAACTTATTGCTTAATAAGGATTCTCTCTTCGGTGTGGGGAGGGGGGACTGCGTAGCGGAATCCCTTCCCTTCACTGATATTTTTATTTACTAAACAATGCTATGGCTTTAACGACTAAACTTGACGCAGTAAACATAATGATCTCTGTAATAGGAGAATCACCTGTTAATACATTAGGAGGCACAAGTGCTGTTCCTGTGACTGTCGTTCAAGCTAAGTCTGTTTTAAACGAGACAAGCAAAGCAATCCAATCGGAAGGCTGGCATTACAACACTGAGTATGATTATCCTTTAGTTCCTGATTCAGGTACTAGTAAGATTACTCTTCCTGTTAACACTTTAAAAGTAGATTTAGACCCTGAGTTAAACACGGACACTGATCCTGTACAACGAGGTCTTAAATTATACGACAGGAAAAACCACAGGGATACTTGGACTAAGAGCTTAAAAGCTATTATAACTTTTGAGTTAGCTTACGAAGAATTACCTGAACAATTTAGACATTACATATCTGTTAAAGCAGCTCGTATTTTTGCTGCCCGATTCTTAGGGAGTAGAGAGATAGAAGGGTTTGCTTTAAGAGATGAGATTGAAGCGAAAGCAAGAGCTATTGAGAGTGACTCTGAGAATGCAGATAGAACCATCTTCGATAACTACAGCGTATTACGAGTACTTGATCGATAGAGATGCCTTTGCTAGTAAACAGTGTTCCTAACTTAGCACAAGGGGTTTCACAACAACCTGACAACTTACGGTTTCCAGGGCAATGTGACGAACAGATTAATGCTTGGGCTACTGTTGTAGAAGGACTTGTTAAGCGTCCTAATACAAGGCACATCAATAAATTATTCACTAGTCCGATCAGTGATGACTCCTTTGTTCAATACA